TCATAGCAATGCTAATCCTAATCTATTACTCTAAACACGCACCATGAAAAAGACAGGAAAACGTAAGTCTAAACGTGCAAGAAAGAACCCAAAGTGTACACTATGCAACCCCTACAGATGGCTAGGTAACTCCAAGTCAAGACACCAACACTCATACTATAGACAACAGAAGGTGGCGTGAAATACTACATCTCTGCACCTTTCGGAAATCACCTCACAAGACCAAATATGTACTCAGTAATGGGTACATTTACTCTATATCCACGCTCTGGTCTATTCAAACAAATCATCAAGACTCTCAGGTATGACTTCAGTAACAACGGATGGACTAACAACATAGGACTACGAAATCCAGGCATTCATACAGGAATGCACAAGTATCACATGAACCCTTGTAAGAAAGTAATATCCATAAGAGGAATGAACTATAGAGAATGGCTAGATTTATCCAAAGTAACAAGGGGAGTAAGACTAGAACTCAACCTAAGCTGCCCTAATACACCTGACAAGAGAAACAACGTGGACTGTCCTATAGAACTATTTGACAAGGAAGTAATAGTAAAGATGTCACCACTAACAACTGAGAAAGAGATAGTCAACCTAATAGAAAGGGGAGTAAGAAGGTGGCACTTCAGTAATACCCTACCTATAAGACTATCACAAGGAGGGGGTGGATTAAGTGGAAAGTCTTTAATGGTGTATAATAAGAACCTAATCAAATTCGTATTGAAGGAAGATAAAGGAGCTAAGGTCATAGGGGGAGGAGGAGTTAGTAATATGTCGGATGTGAGGTTTTACAAGGACTTAGGGTGCTCTGGGGTGAGCTTGGGGAGCGTGTGCTTTTGGCCGTTTGCTCTAAGAAAATTCATTAATGATTAAATATTGTGCATATGATACTGACTGACGCATAAAGAAACACTTTCGGATTGTTTATATAATTATTCATAAATAACGGACTCTTTGGTTGACTTAATTTGCCAAATTAAAACTTTTTCCCCACGCACCACAGTCCTCACAGCAATCTCTGAGGCCCTCTGAGGCACTCGCCCAGGCCACCCGCCAAATAAAATAAAAAAAATGCCATTTTTGTCTTGACATTTCCAGAGCATCTCTGTATAATATACTATGTAAGTTAAGTAAGAAATGAACCTTAAAGGAGACAATATGGATGCAAGAGTTGATACTTTCTTAGAAGTTCTCAGAAACATCTCTGAGGAACTTAGAGAAGCTGAGAGTACAGTTGATGACCTCAGAGATCGTAAGTGGGAATGCGTGAGAATGCTCAAGGACATGGGGCATGACTTCACAGCGAGTACTGAGGGTATGGATGTAGTACTGTCCGCTCCCCCTTCCATGAGTTTCTAAAAATAATGCGAGAAAAGACTTGACATTGCTATTGACCTTTGATATAATAACTATGTAACAAATTGAGATTAACCTTTAATTGAGAATGCCATTGTAGTGAGCGTTGACTGTTAGAAATAGGAATCGAAGTTCTGGATTCCCCCTCTCCTGCCCCCGAAGGGTGACTGCCGATGTAGGAAGGGAGCGAGACATTACTCAGAAAACCTTAGAGATACCTCTGAGGTTACTCTGAGGTACACCGAGGCTACGATGTCCTGCCTTGTATGGGGGGGTTAAAAACTGAATGGCTAATTTAATCTATAAATGCAATAAATATTGTTTGAGGAATTTTTTATGATGAAAACCTTTTTTACGGAAATATTAAGATTAGTAGGATTGACTATTACATTAGGTATGTTTTACTTAGTGTTAGTAATGTTTTTCTCTTTATAAGTTTTTAATGAGAAGCTAAACCATATCTGAGATGGTGGAAGTGCAGGTTCAGAGATAGCACCAGTTCGTAGACTGCTCTGCTAGGGTAACTCCCCTACATATGGCTCTGAGGTAGGATATGGGTGTGAAGATTACAGTCGGGATTGAAGAACAACGATGACTGTATTTCCAGAGCGGTGATGACGATTCGTGAGAAGTTCGCAGACTCAAGACTCTTGGAGATCGAAGTACAAGGGTGTTCATACAGCTTCTCTTTAAAGACTTATAAGTAACTAAAATGAGAATGTGACTGTCACTTATAGTGGGGTAGAAGTTCTCCCAAAGGTTTCCAAGCCCCACAGTATACTAAATATAACCGAATCGCGACTCTCAGGTAAGAGAGCGAGATTGTAGTTCAGTAACTTTTAAGACATGGGTGCGATTCCCATCAGCTCCACCAAGAGAGTATGAGAGGTATTCTGTTGATGGGGCTGCATAGAGTTCGATTGGAAGATGATGGTTCTACAGAGATTCACACACAATAATCGCCGATAATAACGATTATATTCCTGTTGGTTATGTTGCAGTAGCTGCATAATCATAACTGAGTTTTATTAAGGGTTGCACTTGGAAACAGAAGCAACCCTTTTTTTATGCCTAAAATTTATGGAAGTAAGAGATAAAGATTACCACATAGTAGAAGTTCACAAGCCTATGAAAACTAAGGATGGATATACTCTATATACTATTCGCATAGTCTCAGGGCCCCCTCCCCCCAAAACTGAAAGGCCCCCTAAGAAAAGGTGGTCATAGGGAATACCTCTGAGGTTACTTTTAGAAACTGAAAAAATTCTAATTCTAAAAAAATCTCTAATTAAACATATAAATATCTAGGAGTATATGACAGTAAAAAACAAAGAATACTTATCCCTAAAGCAGAAGGAACAAAGAAAAGGTTATCTGGAAGCTAAGGAAGATGAGAAATTTAAAAAAGAAGTAGTAAGTGACTTTGCAAAAATCTTTTCTAATGATGGAAAGGGTTCTATTATAATAGATCGAAATAACGATATAAAACAAAAAAAGTGATATGACTTATGTAGTGACTGAATATTGTGATGGATGTAAATATACTGATTGTGTTGAGGTGTGTCCTGTGGATTGTTTTCATGAGGGCGACAATATGCTTTATATTAATCCAGAAGAATGTATTGACTGTAACGCCTGTGTAGAGGAATGTCCTGTAGAAGCAATTTATGCAGATATGGATGTTCCTGAGAAGTGGGAAAGTTATATAAAATTAAATGAAGAAAAATGTTTAGAGTATCCTGTAATCTCAGAATCGAAAGATCCGTTAGATACAGCAAAGACTCTAGATGAATTAAGAGGCTAGTATGCAGAATTATTTTATGGGTCAAGATGGTTTTTCTTGGTTCATTGGTGTAGTAGAGGATAGACAAGATCCAGAGAAAGCAGGCCGAGTCAGGGTTCGTTGTTTGGGTTATCACTCAGCAAAGACTGAAGATATACCTATGGAGGACTTGCCTTGGGCTAGTATTATGATGCCCGTTACTGCTGGTGGAAACTCTGGTATTGGTACTTCCTCGCACTTTCTTCTAGAGGGTACATGGGTAGTTGGATTCTTTCGTGATCCAGCTAAACAGGAGCCAGTTATCATGGGTGCATTGCCTGGCATGAATACTAAGGAGACTAGTAACTTTACTATCGCATCTAGTTCTGCAAGTGGGGGTCAATCTAAAGGTGGTGGATTCAAAGATCCTAAAGGGAAATATCCTACAGACCTTTATCTTGATAAACCAGACACGAATCTTCTTGCACAGGAGTCTACCGATACACATCCTTCAAGGTCTGTAAAAGATGCTAAAGATTCTTGGTCTACTGCATCTGGAAGTGCAGAGCAACCAGCCACTACTCAAACAAGTGCAAAATATCCTACCAATCATGTCTTTGAAACAGAGACAGGACACTACGTTGAATTCGATGATACAGAAGGAAATGAACGAATACACCTATTTCATAAGAAGGGTACGTTCATAGAAATAGATAGTGCTGGTAATATGATTATCAAGACTGTAGGAAATGTTACCAATATCGTTGCAGGGAATATGGACACATACGTTAAGGGTAACTATTCGGTTTCTGCTGGTGGTAACATTGATGTATATGCAGGGGGAAATCTTACAGAGAAGGTAGACGGAAATAGAAAAACTACTATTACAGGAAATGATGAAGTTGCTATAACAGGAACTTTGACTGCAAAGGTTACGAAAGATGTAACTAACACTTATAGTGCTAACCTAACCACAACTATTACTGCACTTGGTTCTATCAAAGCGTCTGGTGCAATGACTGTCGGTGGTTCTTCAATCAGTTTCAACTAATGCCAGCAAGACTTACTTTTGAATCTGCAGCTCATGTAATGACTACAGAACCTACAGCTGATGCAGAATTAGCAAATACAGGAACAGGAGGAACAGCTGGTGGAAAAGAGAATATAGGAAGTGCAACTTCCTCAACCTTTGATTCTGGTGAGGCATTTTTTAAGTGTATAGACACTACAACAGCCGCAGTAGTACCACCTTCACCACCACCACCGCCTGGAGTTGTAAATGATGGTACGGAATCTCCTGCAACACCTTATATTTCCGTTACAGGAATTTCGATACCTTCTTCATGGACTGTTCCAGCAACAGGAAATAGTGAGTCGTTATCATGGCCGGATTTATCTGTACCTAACAATACTGGAACTGGAACATATACGATATTTCCTAATGTTCAGATTATAATTTCTGCGGGAGCAACAACAGGAGGGCCAGGAGTTGCAGGGTCTACAAGTGTAACTGAAGCTCAAATCGTAGGGCCTGTTACAGAGTTAGATGATTGGGTAGTGCCTTGGACACCTACAGATAAACCACCTAATTTTGATGGTTCTGATTTTGGAAAAGCTAGAAGTTCTGGTTATGGAAATACTGCTGTCGGAGGGCCAGGAGTTTTTTATATAACAGTTGAACTAACTTATGGTCTAACTTTTGATGTTGGTGGAACAAGTACAACAAACAAAACTGCACTTAACTTTAAGATAGGTGTTATAAATAATTACGACAACGATAGGGAAAGATATATTAAAGCATATCAAGATGCTTATAGTGCCCTAACAAAAGTTCCAGAACTATCAGAGTGGCAAACATAATATGGCAGGATCTTATGCAAGAGAAGGGGATATGACAACTGGACATGGTTCATTTGTTCCCTCTATATTTCAACCAGGCTCATCTTTATGTCAAAAGGCAACCATTGAGGGTAAACCTATGTTGACAGTAGATGTTATAGTTGCTTCACATGGATCACCTACACCTTCAACTCCTATCACAGATGGGAAAATTATACAAGGTTCACCAACTTGTAAGGTAAAGTGTGATGATGGAGTATTCAGAGCCGTTGCAAGGATAGGAGACGCATTGTCTTGTGGTTGCAAGATAGTTGGTGGAGCAAAGACAGTAGGTGGTGGTGCTGGAGGATAATAAAAATCAAACTGAGGTGAAAATGTCAACATTAAACGGCGATACAGCCGAAACAAAAAAATCAATAGAGACTAGAAAGAAATTAAATTTCTATGCTAGATTTATATTAAGTCTAGTAGTATTTTTAGCATTCTTTGTATTATTGTATTTACTATTCTTTGGAAATGTCGGAGATACTTATCGCGACATCGTAAATATTCTGGTGGGAACTTTCGTGGCTGTCCTAACTAAGACGGCTGATTATTGGTTCAAAGATAAGGATGATCCAGAACATAAAGAATCACAAGAATTAAATAACAGCGGAGAATAATGGCTTGGGATGCATCACGACAGAACGAGAAAAGGTCAAGTCGAGTCTATAAAGATTTAAACTTAAACTTTTCCACAAATCCAGTTACACAAGATGTAACTACTGTAACTGATGTAAACGCAGTTAAAAGGTCTGTCCGCAATTTACTTCTTACTAATCATTACGACAGACCATTCCATCCAGAGATTGGTTCTAATGTACAAGCATTACTCTTTGAAAACTTTGGGCCTATAACAGGAAACCAATTAACAAGAACTATAGAAGAAATGATTGCTAACTTTGAACCTAGAGCTAGGGTAGAATCTGTAGAATGTTTTCCCTTACCAGATACAAACACTTATGATATTAGGATATATTTTTATGTTGAAAATATGCCAGCTGAACTTATAGAATTTCAAACATTACTAGAAGCAATGAGATAATATGGCTACAAACTCAAAAGGGAAAATAGAAATTACTGATTTAGATTTTGATGATATTAAATCTAATTTTAAATCTTTTCTTTCTCAACAAACACAATTCACAGACTACAATTTTGAAGGGTCTGGTATGTCGGTTCTTATGGATCTCTTGGCATACAATACTCACTATATGGCATTTCATGCAAATATGCTTGCAAACGAAATGTTCATTGATACTGCACTAACTAGGTCAGCCTCTGTATCTCATGCTAAATCTTTAGGTTATTTACCTTCATCAACAAAGGCAGCGTATGCGGAAGTTGATATTACAGTAAAAGATGTTCCTATTTCACAAAAAACTTTAGTTATGGATGCTGGAACAATTTTTACAACTTCAGTAAATGATACTTCTTATAATTTTGTAACTATTGGAGATAGTACTGCAACTTCTGATAATGGAACTTTTGTATTTACTGGTGTTCAGATTTATGAGGGTACACGAATTAGATATACCTATACTGTAAATTCTTCAGACTTAGAACAACAATTTATAATTCCTTCTGCTAGTGCAGATACAACAACTTTAGTAGTATCTGTTCAAGCTTCTGCAAGTGATGTTTCTACAGATACATATACTTTAAATACGGATTATGCAGAACTTGATTCAACATCTTTAAAATACTTTTTACAAGAAGTTGAAGGTGGACAATATGAAGTTTATTTTGGAGATGGTGTTACTGGTAAGAAACCTATAGATGGTAATATTGTCATCTTAGATTATGTTGTAACTAATGGAAGTTTAGCAGATGGTGCAAGTGTATTTACAGCATCATCAGCAATAGGAGGATATTCTAATATTACTGCCTTAACAACTTCAGCTGCAGCTGGTGGAGGTGATGCTGAAACAGTTGATTCTATTAAGTTTAATGCACCATTAAAGTATGCAACTCAAGGTCGTGCTGTAACACCAGATGATTACAAAGCTATCGTTCCTTCAGTATATACTAACATTAAGTCTATTCAATGTTGGGGTGGTGAAGATAATGATCCCCCAATATATGGAAAAGTCTATATTGCGATTAGACCAAATTCTGGAACATCATTAACCACTACAACTAAGAATCAGATTGTAACTAATTTGAAAAAATATAATGTTGCATCTATTGTTCCAGAGATAGTAGATCCAGAAATTTTATACTTAGTTTTAGGAGTAACCGCTAAATACAATTCTACTGTGACTGAAAAAGCAAAATCAGATATTAAGGCTTTAGTTGAGACAACTGTAAGTACCTTTAATACAAATAATTTACAAAAATTCGATAGTGTATTCAGACATTCAAATCTTGTAAGAGAAATTGATGAAACTGATACATCCATACTTTCCAGTACTGCAACTGTAAAACTGAAAAGGATTATAACACCTACTCTAAATGCAATTACAAAATATACAGTTGCCTTTAATAATGCTGTATACCATCCATCTATAAATTGGGCTCAGACTGTAGTGGAATCTACTGGATTCTATTTGTCTGGAAATACTAATGAACAGTTTATTGATGATGATGGAAATGGAAATCTTAGAACATTTTATCTTTTGGGTGGTACTACAAAGACTATTACTAACGCACAAGCTGGTACAATAAATTATAATACAGGAGAAGTTGTAATGACATCTTTTAATATTACTTCTGCAACTAATGCTGATGGTACTATTGATGTGACTGTAAAACCAGATTCAAATGATGTTATTCCAGTAAGACAACAAATTATAGAAATTGATACTGTTGCAACAACTGTAGTTGCTGAAGTCGATGACTTTGCAACTGGTAAAGCAACAGCTGGTGTAGGATATTCTACATCTAGTTCAACTGCCCCTGTAGGAAGCACATACACAACATCGTAATATGGCGAGTACCTTTTTAGATGAAAAGATTTCATCCTTTATAGAAGATAAGTTTCCAGAATTTGTTAAGAATGACCATCCAGTATTTGTGGAATTTCTTAGGGAGTACTATAAGTTCCTTGAGGCCGCAAAACTTACACTTACCGATGTCCAACAAACAGACCAAATTCTTTTAGAGAATAAACTTACTACCAATTATCTTGCCAATGAACGAGATGATACAAGGTTTGTTTATGAATCTTCTGTTTATGGTGCATTCTTAAAGGATGAAACAGTTACAGGACAAACTTCTGGAGCCACTGCCACTATTCTTGCAGAAAATAATGCAAATAATATTCTTTATATTGAAACTAATAGACATTTTCAAGTTGGTGAAATAATTGTTGGTAGTACTTCTAATGCAAGTGCAACGATTGGAAAATATCAAGGTAATCCAGTACAAACTATTCAACAACTTTTAGAATATGTTGATATTGATACTACCATAAATGATTACCTAGACCAGTTTAGAGAAGCATACCTTACCGCAGTTCCCAATACATTAGCTACAGGAGTTTCCAAAAGAAAATTAATCAAGAGTGTTCGAGATTTGTATCGTGCAAAAGGTACAAAGAGAGCTCATGAGGCATTCTTTAGATTGATGTTCAATGAAACACCAGAACTTACCTACCCTACAGAAAACATTCTTAAAATTTCAGCTGGAGATTGGTCTAGTGATACTGTTCTTAGAGTTGTTGCTACAGAAAATGATCCAAATAATTTAGTTGGACAAACTATAACTCAAACCCCAAATGTAGGTTTAGGTCATGAAGTTTCTACTGCAAATGTTGAAGCTGTTCTTCAGTTACAAGAAGGTGAGACAACAGTTTATCAATTAATATTAAACGTAGCTTCTATAGATGGAACATTTAATGATGGTGCAGAAATTTCAGGAATTGATAGTACAGATGCAGATGTATCAATTACAGCAACAGTTCAACCAATTCTTGTAGGTGCAACTGTAACAACTGGTTCAGCTGGTTATACAACTGATGATACAGTTACTATTACAAGTGGTTCTGGACAGAATGCTTTAATCAGTATTGTGGATGTTGGTTCGGGTGAAATAGGACAAATTGTAATTGACAATCCAGGCACAAATTATACTGTAGGTGATCCTTTATTTTTTGATAATACAAATACTGAAGGTGCAGGAGCCTCTGCGATTGTTTCTTGTATAGATGGTGCTATTGCTCCAGAGGCTGGTGATGTTGCAGCTTATGGTATGGATCTTTTTGACCATATAGTATTTGAAGATGGTACAGAAACAACGGATGCATATACTGGAAATCAAATTCAAATTGAATCTGGTACTTTAGCGAGTCTTAGTGCATCTAGTGAAGCTGGAGAAGTTGTAAATGTAACAGTATTCTCGCCCGGCTCTGGTTATGAAGTAATGCCAATCATCAAACCAGCAACCCATAGATTATCATATAATCAATCTGCACTAACTTCTTCTGGAACTTTTATAGCAGGAGAAAAGATTTCTAACGATGCAGTTCCCCCTATAACTGCAACTATTACAACTTTTGTTAGAGGAAAAATTACGATTGCAGAAAGAACAGGAGCTTTTGCGACAGGACAAGTTATAACTGGTGATCAGAGTAATGCAAAAGCAACTCTTACTGCCGTTGATGCACTTGGTGCAAATGCAACTTTTCTTGGATGGTCAACTACTGGATTGGGTGCAATATCTGGTGTAGAAGTTTCTAATTTTGGAACAGGATTTTCAACCGCACCAGATGCAACTGTTCCTGTCAAGATGTTACTTACTAGAAATACTAATGTGGAATCTCCACCAGACATAACTCTTGCAACTGCATTTTCTTCTGGTGATACTATAATAGGTCAGACATCTAGTGCTAGGGGTGTAGTAACTGCATGGGATAATTCAAGACAAACACTTACTGTTAGAACTACTTTAGGAACTTTCCAAAGGTCTGAAATTCTTACAAGGGGTTCTGGTACGAATTATGCAATAGTTTCAGAAATAAATCAAGGTGCATTATCAACCACAATAGGAACAGTAGGAACAACTGCGGGACAGTTCAATAATGATAAGGGTAAGATTAGTGAATCTTTGATGAGGATTCAGGACTCGTACTATTATCAAGATTTCTCTTATGTAGTTAAAGTAGGAGCTGCAATAGCAGATTGGAGAGCTGAGATTAAGAAGGCAGTCCATCCTGCTGGTTTTGCAATGTTTGGTGAGGTAAGTATTTCCAATAAGGTTGCAACCTTAATGACTGTACCAGTTACAGGAATTACTACTGAAACTCCAACACTTGCAAGTCTCTTTGAAGCTGTTATTACTACAGTCGTTGGTAGAAGATTGGGTACTAATTCTGATGGTACTACATTATTAGGTTCAACAGAAATTAAGGGAACTACAGATCATGATGCTGGTACTCTTAAACGTGGTAGTCATCTTGGACATGAACCACAACTATTCAGTACTATAGAAAGTATTACTAGGTCTGGTACTACTGCAACTGTAGAGACTACAGGGCCACATGGCGCAGTTGCAGGAGAACAAGTAGAAATTTCTGGTGTCACAACAACTGGTTATGATGGAGTATATGAGGTTCAGACTGCAACTGATGATACATTTACAATTACTGTTTCGGGAAGTCCAACAACTCCAGCTACAGTAGGTGTAGGTAAAGTAAAACTTGTATCTCCATTTGATAATTCAACAAGAGATGTTACACTAAGACCACATACTGATGTTACAGTATATCCTTTATATGGAGATTGGGCAAGCGCACAGAGAAACAGATATGGTTTAGGCCCAAGACAATCAAATGCAATCAAGTATATGTGGGCAACTCCACCAACTGAATATTCAGCTGGTATTACTGACACTACAGAGAATCATCAAATAATATTAGAAAATGATGATGATGCTTATATAATACAAGAACCAGAAGTACTTGATAGAGTTGATTTTACAGTAACCGCCGCAACTGGAAAGTTTATTATAGATGGTGTAGATAAACCCGCATTGAATCTTGATGGTGCAAGATATTATCGTTTTGATTTAAGTAGTAGTACAACATCTACACATCCTTTTAAATTATCTGAAGTTTCAGAAGTGGGAGAATATAATGAAGTATTAACAGAGGGTATTGAATTTAGTATTGAAATGGAATCTGGTTCTTTAACCGAATATTCAATTTTAGATTCAGATTTAGATCGTAATATTATTGGAGAAGATGGTGATGATTTACTTATAGAAATTTATGATAGAGTAACATCATATGGAACTCAAGGAAGTGCAGGAGCATATGTTGAAATATTTACAAATAATTTAAATAAAATTTTATATTATTATTGTGGTGCTCATTCTGGAATGGGAAATAGTTTAACAATATCTGAAAGAGAAGGTGACTATCTTATAAACGAAACTTATCAACTTGGAGGAGAAGCTGCAGTTGA